GTAAAAGCGAGAGAATCATTCAACATAGAGTCATTGAAAAAGTCCATAAAATCCATATCAGACGAAGGAACAAGATAATCAATATTACTCGTCCAACTCTGATAGGACTGCCAATTACGGAGACGATAGTAATCGTTAACAATCTTATGATAAGCTAACAAAGGAAAAACCGAAAGATTTGGTACATGAGAAGAGTTAGAAAGCTGGAATTTAAGAGCATATTCTGAAGAAAGAAAACCATTAGAAGAAAGGTTATCTAACTTAATACCATGACTTCTAATATAAAGATTTACTGCAGCAAAAACGTCATGCGTAACGACCTTTGAAAAATTACCATAACCAAGAGAATTGAGAAGCTTTCCTGTAGCAACGTAACGATATTCTCGGTTAAAAAAAACAGAATTAAAATGCTCATTCAAGTCACCGACATTAACCAGAAAGGAAGTACAATAATCATAAAAACCAGAAAGAGTGGGAGAGGAAGAAGATTTAAGGTAAGAAACAACAGCAGAAACAGCTGAAGAATACTGAACCTTAATAACATACTCCAAATCGGCATAATTAACATAAGGAAGCTTAGTAGAAATCTTCTGAGAATCCGAAGGACTTGAAGCAATCATACTAATATCCTGACCAGCCTGACCAGAAGGCATATTGTTTACTACCTGCTCAAAATAACGCCAAAGGCACTGAAAAGGTACAAAAAAGTACTGTACATTTTCACGGAGACGGGTAAAGGCAGCAGTATTGAGAGGAGCAGTACGAGAAAAACCATTATAACCAATTTTAAACGACTCATTCGGATTGACCCACTGATAAAAGATGGGCAAAAGCTCACCAGGCTGAGCAGTGAACATATGACGATGTGACAAGTCGAAAGCATTACGAGATACTTTATTTCTCAACTTATTAAGACCCATCACAGAAGAACGCGATTTTTTTACCATAAAATTAAATATCTAATTGTGAATTAACATAAGAATCAACAACGTCACGATGCTTAATTGCTTTATCATAAGCTTTAGAAGCATCAGAAAGCATAGACAAATAAACAGGCTTATATTTAACTTTTTGAAAATCATGAATTCCCGAAAAACCAAAACAAGAATAATATTCAGAGGCTAAAACAGGAGAAGACTGAAGTAAAGAAAATAAGTCGGTAAGTCTATGATAAGAAATATAAGACTTGAAAGAGTCTAATTTACGCAAGTAGGTGAGCGGATGAAGACCGAACACACCAGCAAAACGATAAAGTCGTATTGAAGCATAGAACAGGCTTTTTAAAGATGAAAGCGTGAAATCTTTATGTTGGTCCATCAAAATAGGATTAACTACATGCTCAACATAAAGACGCACGGAGGAAAGAGCACGTGAAAGACGTGCATTTGTAAAACTAATTTTATAAAGAGAAAGATAAAAATTATATAATTCTACTTCATCGTAGTAATTAATTTGTGTTGCGTTATAGATTGAAAAGACGTCAGAAAGCAGGGTATAAGTTTGAGAAACATTGAACGCTGCATGTCCTGTAAATCTACAGTCAAGTTGAGAGTACAACGCACCTGACACGGAAACGTCCTTACAAATTCCCGACTTACTAACGACATTACGAGTGGTAAAGGACTTCCAATTTTCGGAGATGAAATCCTCCTTTTGAGATTGAGAAATCTTTCCCAAACCGAGGAACTGTGAGTGATACGATTTGGACGGAAAGTCCTTAACGAGCGGAGAATTACAACCATGCTGATTAAAATATCCAGCAACGTAGGAACTACAGTGCTTGTCTGTACATTTTGTAGTCGTAGCACCATGTAACCACAACGGACATAAATAGAGTTCACGGCAGCATTGACGGGGATTTTGTTTGGAATGCCCAACGAGGTCAACAACATCTCGGAAGCTTTCACGTAATTTTCTTGAGCTGTGAAAAAGTAAGAGATGCCAATGCGGTCTAAGGCTGTTAGATCCATATTCTCCAACGGCAAAGAAACGTACTTCAATTGCATAATTTTTTTTTAAATATTGACGTAAACGATAAAGATATTTTTTCAAATCAGGAGCATACAATATAGGCACATGATTTTTTAAACGAGAGATACCACGTTTTCTATCAGGAAAACGCAAATAATATTCATCTACACGAGAGTTATATAGATCTAAATAACGATGCCAATCAGAAGGAGCAACAGTACTAAAATCAGAAATTTTTTCATTGGTTATATAATAATCCTTAGTTCGAGGATTATACTTACGAATCTTACGAGATGAACCAAACTTAACAGGAAAGATTTCAGTAGGTTCACCAGAAGAAAAGGAAGCTAAAGAATCATCACCAAAATCAATATAAGGCAAACAAGAATCATTATAAGTCAAATTAATCTCCTCAACATAAGCACACCGCTGACTCTCAAGGTCAAGAAGAAGAGTAGTAGCACTAACTTTCTTTTGCAAACACTGAACACACTTACCGCAAGGAACTTGAACAAGACCTTTGGAAGTACTAACAGTATAAGGATTAGAACAAGAAAGAAAAATACTACTACTCATTGCAGATGATGAAAACTAATAACTCTTATAATTTTTAGAACGAATAATACCATTGTGAAGGATAATAGTCGAATCGACCGAAACTACCTGGGTCTTACCACGAATCTGAACAGAAGCGGAGGAAGAACAAGAAGAAAGAGAAACAACACCGAAGTAAGAAGCAACCGCAAAAATTATATACAGCAGAATTTTACAAATAAGTTTAATCAAATCTTTATCCATAATAAATCAATTTAAAATAGTTTTCATAAATACAAAAATTTAACACGTTAGAAACGGCACAAAACGTTATGTGCTTGATTTCGTGAACAAATATAAAACTAAAACAACATAATAGACATAATAATTACAATATTTAACTTACATTTAACTTTGATTCACGTGAAATGTAAAATAAGAGATGGCAATTACTAAGATAAAGCATAAAAGTGCAGAAATTAAGATTTTTCCAAATCTCACTTTTACCTAACATGAACAAGAGGGGGAAGGACATTTCGTGGAAATGTTGCATCCAAACGAATAAAAGACTTTAAGGGAACTGTCTTCGACGAGTCTTAACGCCAGACAGTCGGTGTTTTTCATGGGCGGCTACCGCCGCACGCGAGAGAGTGACAGCATAGATAGAATTTTTCAGAGCCGCGGTCGAATTTTAGGCGAGGTATGATTCGGAGGGCAGCGCCCTCCCCCCTCAAGCGTTCGGGGACCCCCACCACGCCATAAAAGCAGCGGAGTATTAATAAAAAAGAACAAAAAAGACGAGATATTAAATACCTCGCCTAATAATTAATAGTTAAAATCAATATATTCAGAAGTAACATTACCATTAGTATCACGATACTTAGTACCATGAGCCTTCTTATAGTCAAAATCAAAACGCTTCTTACGCAAACCAGTGGTAGCACCTTTAGTATAAGCATCAACGCCAGTGCCAATCATATCGGTAACAGAGCGAACCATATCGTCGTATTTTCCCCATTCATTACGTACAGCTGAAGCATTGTTTGCACGAGTCAAAGACTGGATTAAAGCAGGTTGATATGTAAGGTTTTTAAACGTCTGTTGAGAAATACCCAAATTTGTCTCATAAAGAGACCAGAGAGGAACACTACGACGAATAAACTTTGTAGCATCACCAGAATCAACCTTACCTAACCAAAAATCATTATAAAACTGAGTTTGCTCATTCTGCAAATCCTGTTGATGAGTCTGAGAACGAAGCAAAGAACCAAAGTTTTCAGCATTCATAAGAGCGGCACGACCCTGTAACATAGAAGCCTGTGCCATTGTCTGTCTAATAGCAAGCTCTTTAGGATAATTAAGAAATTGACGGTAAGTCAATTTACCTTGGGCATACTGATTAAAAGCAGCAGCAGAGTTGTAAGCAATATTAGTTAGAGTCTCTTGAACTTTAGCAGGCTCAAGTGCAAAAAGACGATAACGCTGTGTTAAAGCATTATATTTGACGTCCTGACGTTGCCACTCAGATATTGACTCTAAAGTATATTGCTGACGAATACGAGAGTCTAAAGTATTTTGAAGGTAACGGGTATTGGCTTCCATCTGTTGTAAAGTTTGTTCACCGATCTTAAAATCCTGATTTTTTAAATTTTGGACTAACTTCTCGGTATCAGCACGCATTTTGTTAAGATTAACAATTGAATCATTAACAGACTGTTGAGACTGCTGAGAGAGACGGTCAGTCTCAGCAGAAAAACCAGAAAGATAAGTATTTACACCATTGTTAATGCCCTGGGCAATATCAGCTCCAGCATTATACGGACGAATCTCAGGAGCATTGGGAGTAGTAGCAGTAGCACCAGTACCAACAGAACTGGCAGAAACATCACCTAACTTAGCATTAAGACCAGCAGAACGTAAATCGTTTGCCTTAGCAGAAGAAGTACCGTACAACTCTTGCATTTGTTGCTGCCAATAACGCTGTTTTTCGGCTTCCTGACGACTAAAATCTCTTTGCTCACGCCAAATCTTAAGATTAGTACGATTAGCAGAACTTTGAGAAGAAGAACCGAAGACTCCAGAGAATAAACCACCAAGCGCAGAAAGACCACTACCAATCAAAACGGCATCATCAAAGCCAAAGGCATTGCAAGGGGCAGGAAGTAATGAAGAGTTACCCGTAATACGGGCAACTCTTTGAAGATTAGATAATATAGACAACATAGGCAATTATTTGAAAAGTTCTTGGATACGTTTACGGAATTCTTCACCCTCTTTAGCAGAACGCTCTTGTTCTTCTTTATCTTGGAGAGATTTAGTATATTTGGCACGAGCTTCCTTATCCTTCTGGGCAAGAGACTTAAGAAACTGCATCTGTTCTGTACGTGTCTGAATATAACGAGAAGGACACGACTCAATAAGTTCCGTATCGGTTAATTTTCCAAAAGAATCCTCAAACTGTTGCTTAAAATTAGAAGAATCTATCATAGGTTGAAGATTTTGCTTAAGAAGACTAATTGTATTAGCATCACACTTAAGAGAATCAATACGCATCAACAAAGACACGTCAGAATGAAGTGAAGCACGTTTAACTTCACCATTATCACCTAACAATGTAGGCTCGTGTTGTACCTGTTCAAATACAGGTGGAACATAAACTATTTTCATATAAACAAAATTTAATTAGACCATGGTAAACCATGAACAGAGAACGGACGAACAGCAATACAAGAGTTGACACTACCAATGAGCAATTTATCATCATTAGCAGTACCCGACCATTGATTAACAAAGATAGGATAAAGAAGTGATGGTGAACACAAAAGCAAGTCAGTAACATCAAGCTTAAAGCCTGTAGTAGAAGGAAACAACCAACCATCAAAATAATGAGTGTCAAGTCCAGTTACCCAATCAGAAAAGGCATCAAAAAAACCACCTTCAAAACGGTCGTAACTGGTCTTAAGCTCAGCATAGCGAGGAGCAAAACCATAAGTAGGAGAAAAATCGACATTTGCATCTGACGTGCCAACACCATGGGCGAAAACCTCAGAACGATACTGAGACTGCATACCTATAGAGTCAAGTTCAGGCAAAGGAAAGTCAGAAGCATCCGTTTTGTAAAGATTTCTATCAATACCACAATGAGCATAGTCAAGCTGAGGAATACAACGATAAATACCAATAATAATACCATACGTATCACTCTTGAAATTGAGATCACAAGTCAAATTGCCAGTACCAGTAGCCTTAATATCAGGCATAGAATCAGAAATTAAAGTTTGATTAACTTGAGGATTTATAACAATAGTAGAGTCAGAACCGCCGATAAAACGACTCTTATGAATATCACAAGAAGGCTTAACACCAAAATGAGAAAGAACTTGTTCCTCAAAACTCCAATCGTTAGAGTTTTGAATTTCCTTATACTTCTGCAAAGCAATAGCAGAACGCAAAGAAGAAATCTTCAAATCAGAACTAATAGTAGCAGAACCACCATCCAACTTCAAAGAACCACTATTAAGAACGTTAGAACCATTCTTCAACTGCAAATGGTCAGGAGAACCTTGAACGGAAACAGTAGTATCAGTATTAGAACCTTTAAACTCAAGACTAGTAAAAGAGGAAGAAGTGGAGGAAGTAGAAGCAGAAAGAGGAACAGCAGACTCATCTCCATACTGAGCTCGAGGCAAAACACCTGTAAGATAATCGAGTGGAAGATTACTATACTC